CCATTCAAGCTATTGGCAGTCCAACACCAAGCGGTACATGGAGGGCAATGGGTTATGCTGATGCTGGTAAAGCCACTTTATGGGTCAGAATATCCTAATGAACAACAATAACAATAGGAGGCGTTTATGCCACAAGTTACAATAACAGAAGTGCGTAACGCACAATCACTTAACGCAGAGAATACTGCATTTGAAGTAGACATTAACCATCCAGAACATGGTTGGATACCTTACGGATTACATCCTGATGATACAGACATGACTGTAGACAACAGCGTATTGCTTGAACTAATTGGCACAAACTATGCGGCGTATATAGCACCTACTCAAGCAGAGCTAGATGCAGAGCTAGCGGCAAGCTTAAGAGGTGAGCGTGACCAAAAGTTGGTAGAAGAAGTAGACCCAATAGTAACTAATCCTCTACGTTGGGCTGAACTTACAGATGCTAAACAAGTAGAGTGGACACAGTATCGAACTGACTTACTTAACCTAACAGATCAAGCTGGTTTCCCTAACACAGTTACGTGGCCTACAAAGCCTAGCTGATGATAATATATCAAATCTCACTTCACGGTTCGGCATACGATGCAAGAGGTAAGACTTGGGAACAGATATACTCTGAGAGCCTCTGTAAGCCCCGTAGAGGCTGGTTAGACCCTATACACAATAGAACTCTACTAAAAGGTGAGTTTGGATGCTCAGTGAGCCATTTAAGGGTATGGGAGAAGGTTGCAAACAGTAACTCTAATGGTATTATACTGGAAGAGGATGCAGTATACGATAGTATAGATACTGATAAGGTAAATAGACTTCTTAATTCCCACGATAGTGTTTGGTTAGGTTACAGATGGAACGACATGGGATATTGGTATAACTGCCATGCTTATGCAATAACTCCTGATACAGCAAAACTGTTGATACAAGACTTTAAGGATAACATCATCCCTGTTGATGAATGGGTTCCCATGAAGCTAAAAGATGCCAACAACTATTTCTATAAAGAAGAGGTCGTTACTCAAATCCCAAGGTCAACCCGACCAAGTACCATAGAGGAAGAAGATAGTCCGATGATAGACTCTAGTAAGATTAATATAATAACAGTAGCTACAGACGAAACTAAAATGTGGCCTTTAGCACAGTCGTGTGACAGACATCAAATTAATTTAGTTAACCTTGGAAAAGGTGATAGCTGGAAGAGTGAGATGGAAGGATATGATGGCTTAAGAAAGATAGAGCTAGTAAAGAAGTTAGTTAAGGACTTAGCTAAAGATGAGATAGTTCTATTTGTAGATGGTTATGATACTTTTTTCACTGAAGGGTATGAAACAGTAATACAAAGGTTCTTAGACTTCGATGTAGATATATTGTTTGGTGCAGAACAAGAATGTTGGCCTATAACAAACGATCAGTCATATAAGAATAGATGGCCTGATATGCTTACTCCTTATAAGTATTTAAACAGTGGTTTATATATAGGGTATGCTGGGGCATTAAACGACTTTTTTGATTTACCTAGTACAGATGATAATGGTGACGATCAGTTATACTGTCAGTCAAGATACTTATCAAAGTACGAAGACTTCTTTTATACGGTAGCTCTAGACTATGAAGGTTATATATTTCAGAACCACGATACAACTATACGTAAAGTAAATAATCAACTCTGGAATGATAGAACTAACTGTTGTGGTTGTATATATCATGGCAATGGAGGTAAGTCAGAGAAAGACTTCTTCTATAAACTAGCTAAAGAGTTTGGGTATGAGAAACTATCCTCTCCTATTACTAGGACAAGTAGAGATTTAGATTACAAAGAAGTAGCACAAGACTTGCTAGTTACAAAACTACTATCCGAAAGTGAGTGTAAGGACTTAATAACTAAGTCTGATGCTCTAGGTGGTTGGGGTAATCTAGAGGGAGACAAGTTTCCAGCACAAGAAATAAGACTTAAGAAGTTAGGTCTTTGGAAAGAGTATGAAGCTCTCTGGAGAGATAGACTATTTAAGATATGTGAGAAACATTGGAAGCCTGTAGAATATATGGGTCTACGTGATGCCTTTACTATGCGTTACTCTATGGATACTCAGAAGTCTTTAGGTCTTCATACAGACGCATCTCTCATAACTGGTAGCGTTAAATTAAACGACAACTATGAGGGTGCTACACTCTATTTCCCACGTCAGGACTTTACGAACCTAGATGTACCCGTCGGAAGTTGTATACTATTCCCTAGTCAAGTTACTCATGGTCATTATGTCGATGAGCTACAGTCTGGGGTTAAATATTCATTAACTATGTGGACATCTAGATACGTGGGTGACGAGAACTAGGAGAAATAAATGTTTGGTACTAGCCCTTTTGCATCCGCTACCTTTGCAGGTATGGGGAGCGAAGAATACGATTTAACAGCTAGTGCC